GTTTCTGCGACAGGAAGCAATCCAAAGGGGTGAGGCTCCACCCATTTATCCACTCGGATTGAGCGGTTTGCAATCTTTGGTTGGGGGACTTGAAGTTGGTTCACTAACCATTGTTGCCGCCCGTCCGTCAATGGGGAAAACGGCATTCATGTTGTCGGAAGCCTTGGGGTGGGCGCAAAAGGGGTTGCCTGGTGTAATTTTCAGCCTTGAACAACAAAAGTCACAGATAGGGCAGCGAAACCTGGCGAACCTGCAAGAAATACCTGTCAGCTACTTGCGTGGCAAATTGGATGAACACTATATGGACAAATTCAACACCGGACTATCAAAGTTGCGTGACTTGCCCATCAGGATAAGCGACAGGCGAGGTCTTACGGTTGACCAGATATGCTCGCTGGCCCGGGTGGAAAAAATGCGTAACCCAGGTATGAAGTGGTTTGCCGTTGACTATCTAACAGCTATGAGTTTTAACCCAAAGCAACCCCAGCACTTAGCGGTAGGTGAAGCGGTACTCAAGCTCCGAAATCTTGCAAAGGAAATAGACGTGTTTGGTGTATTGTTGGCCCAGTTGAACCGCTCAGTTGAAACCAGGAACAACAAACGTCCAATGAAGTCAGACTTGCGGGACAGCGGAAACATTGAAGAATTTGCGGATGTAATTCTGTTCTTATACCGCGAAGGATATTATTTCCCCGGTTTCTTGGGGGCAGACATGGGTGACTGGATAACAGAAATTGAAGTGGCAAAGAACAGGCAAGGCGGGAACGACGGAAAAAGGACACTGGCAATGTTCCGGCAGCCCTACATGCAATGGGAAAATTGCCCCAGCAACTGGGCTGAGAAGTACCAGGACTATGTAAGGAGCAGGTATAGTGCCTAGACAGCCGGTCTACTACCTGTATAGCGGCGGACTAAAGACGATGCACGCCGGTAACGACTTACAGGAACTCATCAAACGGGCGGAGCGGCTGGGTAAAATCTTTGGCGACAGGTACCAGATCAAAGACACCTACGGAAACGTGGTTTGGGAGGGAAATGACAATGGAAAAGCGTGACTTAAAAGCTGATTTAGAGCAGGTACGAAACTTTCGTAGCAGGTTGAGACAATCCATATCGCCGGAAGAGGATTGGAAGATAGGTGTAGTATTGGAGGACTTTTGCCGAGACAAAGCGGAACTTTGGTTAGATCAAGCCTTGGCAGAAAAAGAACGTGCCGACAAAGCCGAAGCCCTTGTGCGGGAGTTGGTGGGGGTAATTGACGATCTTTGCAGGCAGATCAACCAATGTGGACTTGACGAGCAAATGTGGGAAGTGTACAGAACAGCCAAGGAGGTGCTGGGAAATGACCGGACTGAGCTTGCGATGTCCTAACTGCGATAGGTGGTTGGAAGTAGAGGACTGGGAAGCTGCTTTTGTAGTTCAAGCCCGTGAAGGTTGGCCCCATGCGATTGAGAGGGCGATTAAAGCAGAAGCCCTCGCTCGGGAGCTAGCGGATATGTTGGGGAGAGTCACTCCCTGTTATCTCGAAGGGCGACTAGGGATTGACTTGGACGCGGTGTATGAAGTGAACGGGTTGCTGAAAAAAGCCAAGGAGGTGTTGGGGGATGAATAATCTGAGCCTGCGCTGTCCTAGCTGTGGGAAGTGGCTGGAAGTAGAGGACTGGGAAGCTGACAACCTCACTATCACCATCTGGGCTTGGTGCGAGTGTGGAAAACTTTACAATATAACCGCTAGAGAGGTGCTGGGGGATGAATAGAGAGATTTTGTTTAGAGGCAAACGATTAGACAACGGCGAGTGGGTTACTGGACGCTTGATTACGGATGATAGGGATGGGAAGGAGTTTATAGTGAGTTCGATTGGATACCATTGGGAGGAAGATAATGGCTCAACTAATAGATGTATGGAGTGTTTCGGTTTCGAGGTAGATCCAAAAACAGTAGGGCAGTACACTGGGCTAACAATCAAGGGCGAGAAACTCTTCGAGCATGACCACGTTCGATTTAGGGAAACTGAGATTGACGATTGGGAATACGGTACAGTTGTTTGGCAAGGGGAAAGGGATTATCCAGCATTTGATGTAGAGCCATGGATAGACTGTGATTGTAATGGTTTGAGTTATATCACGGTGGATTGCGAAGCAGAAATCGTTGGGAATAAATGGGACAACCCCGAACTCTTGGGGGTGGACTAATGGAGCTACTCAAGTGCGGG